AGACAACTTTTTGGCCGGCGCCGAAAATGCCTATAAAAGCATTTTTGTAGATGGCAAGCTTGATCCGGTAACGCAAACCCGGTACAGCATGATTGATATTGAGCCTATTGAAGACACCACCAAGCAAGGCGAACTGCTTCCGGATAGTGCCGCCGCGAATATTGAAATCCTGTTTGCCCTGATGATGAACCCCGCGCTGATGGGTGCCGGCAGCTTTGGTAAAGGGTACGGCGGTGGCGCCGGCAGCGGTAGCGATATAAGGGAGGCCACCATGGTACAGATCATGATTCAGGAATTTGAGCGGCAGTGCATCAGTAAAAAGCTAAACCTGGTAGCGCACATAAATGGCTGGAAAGACCGGATCCCGAATTTGGTTTGGCGTTTCCCGGGTATGATACTTACCACCCTGGATAAAGGCAAAAGCACCGAAAGCATTGTATCATGATCATGCACTGGCGATATTTTGTAATGTACAGCGAGCGGTTTAGCATAACCGTTTTCTCAATTTTAAATTAGGTGCTAATGGTTGGTGTGCCCACCAACCATTTACACCCTAAAAAACAACACCATGCTATTTTTAAATCCCTCAATGAATGAGCAATACCAGCTCCGCCCCGGACAGGGCGATTGCGATGTAGTAATTGTTCGCCTTAATTGGCGCAGCAAGCTAAGCCGCATTACGCCCCGCGTAGCGGAATTCATGCTGCAAAACGGTACCAATCTTTTTAAAAGAAAAACAGTAAACGATGTCAACCTACGATCAGGCGAACAAACGGATAACCAATTGGGCGAGCAAAGTAAAGCAGGAGCTGATACAGGAAATGGGGCAGTTGAACATTCAGCACCGGCCCAACAGCCCGAGCCCAAAGCCGGCAAAACAAAGCGTAAAGCAAAGCACCCGTAAAAGTGGTGGCCTTATTAACCGGGTGGGGTACAATATACCCCGCCACATGGTGTATGTACACAAGGGTGTTGGCCGTGGCACGCCTATTGAAAAGGCAGGCCAAACAAGCCGCAAGGCAAAGCAGTGGTACAACCCGGTAATTGATCGCCGCATTGATGAGCTGGGCGATATAGTGGCCGAAGAGCTTGGAGCCGCCATCGTAAACAATCTTTTTATAAAATAACGAAACGCCCAATCATCATTCATCATTCATCATTCATCATTCATAATTCATAATTCTTCGTGCCCCCACGAACCGGAACACGGAGCCCAATCATCATTCATCATTCATCATTCATAATTCATAATTCCTCATGGGCTTAGTTCTCTATAACATTCCTTCCTCCCAAAATTTTACCCGTAACCCCATCCGCTACAAGGTGGGTACGGATATTGATGTAACCACTGTTGGTTTATACATTGAGGCCCTGGTAGAGTTTCAGCCAATGGGCAGCGCTACCTGGGCAGAGGTAATCCGCTACCCGCTAAGCCCGGATAGCATTGGCATTGTGGAAATTGACCTAAGCCGCATTGCACACCGGCTGCTGGAGTTTGCCACACCAAGCCCGGTAAGCATGGTGGGTAAAGATGCCACTACCCATACCGGCAATTTGCGGGTAACCTTTACCGAGTACGATGCCGATACCAATGCTGAGGGTGGCACGCCAACCGTTACCGATGCTGTGCTTATTGTAAAGGGTGGCCTTGCCCACGAGCGCTACCAAAACAATGTTTGGTTCGATAACCGCTACACCACCAATAAGTTTTTAACCTGGCTGCCTGCCACCCGCGAGCAATTACCCTGGGTAAACGATTACATTAGCTACCTGCACCTTGCGGCCGATGCTCCCGATGCCGAACTGCTGATCACCGTAACCTTTACCGATGCCACTACCGATACCATCACCATCCCCCTACCCGGTGGCGCTACCGAAAACCATGTGTACCACATACCCTGCGGCTATGCCAACTGCGCCATGGCCGCCCTCGATCCGGCTAAAAAGGTGTGGAAATACACAGTACAGGTAATGGATGATACAACTGAACTAAGCGAAGAGGTCACCTTTATAATGAAGTACGATGGGCAATATGAAACCTTTCACCTCAGCTATTTTAACAGCCTTGGCGGCTTTGAGAGCATTGCCCTTACCGGCGATCATAGCCTTACCATCAACCGCGAGTATGACCTGGTAGATATTACCACCAACCGAAGCAGCTACAATGGCACCACCGTTCCGGCCATGAGCCGCATGAACCGGGTAGCCGAACAAACAAGCTACCGCGCCAATATAGGCGTAGTGCATGGCTGGAACCTGCACGATCTTAGGCGTGAGCTTTTCCTGAGCACCGATATTTTTACCCGAAAAAATAATCGTTGGTGGCCGGTAAACGTGCTGGATAAATCTGCCGACTTTGGTCCCGTAAGCGCGCAGGTAAAGGAAGTGCCCATTGAATGGTCTTATGCATTCAGCAATACGCAGTTTACACCTGAGAGCACCGACATTGGCGAAGCCCTGGGCTTTGCGTTTACCACCCAGTGCCCCATCATTACCTACGGAATTACCGATACCACCATACAGGTAACCTTTACCCACGCCCCGGCACCGGTGCAGCAGTACGATATTATTCTGTTGGATGATGCCGATGCTGAGCTGGAAAGGGTAATTAAAGCCATCCCCTATTCTGCGCCCATTACCAATTTGTTTGAAGATTTGGATCCGGATACAGATTACAGGGTACACCTTATCATGCGTAATACAGATACCGGCGAAACCCGCACCTGTGTTTACAGCCTGGTAACCACCAACGAGGCCGGCGACGACGATGAAAACACGCCAGGCCATTACCCGCACTATGTAACCTTCTCCAATAGCCAGGAATCTATTTGTGGTGGCACGCCTGAACTGGTTTACAGCGCAGATAGCATTCTTACCAGTGGCAGCTTCCTGTGGGATAATATCGACCTTGATGAACCTGCTAGCGGCGCGCTTGCCTTTGTAAAACTTGACACTGGCTACATATACCATGTAAGCGTCAACAGAATGATTAAACAAACCGGGCTTGTTTGTTAGTGTTAAAAATTAATAAACCCCTACCCCAGGGGCACCCCTCTCCCCCCGGAGAGGGGAAGGGGGTGAGGCCTTATGATCAACATAAAAATATCCGACGAATACCTGGACATTGCACCCAATACCCGCATACAGCGGGAGCGCAATAGCCCGTTTTTTCTTTCAACCAAAAATGGCAGCGATGCCATACCGGCAGAGGTAAGCTACCCTTTTGGCCTGCCCCTTACCGATCGCAATATGCGACTGCTTGGCTATACCGATGTACTGCCAAGTGTGCGCCAAAAGGAGTTCGACCATACCCTTTACGATGAAATAAACCAGATCACCAACGGTAAGCTCATCCTACGCACCACCGATTTCAACCTCAACGGCACAAACGTTGGCCGGCAGGAAGCAAACCTGTTGTGCAATGCCTCCGCATTTTTCAAGCTAATAGAGGGCAAATATTTAAAGGACCTTACCCTTGGCGGTGCACGCACCTATACATGGGATGGTTACAATTTTACCACCGGCACCGGATTTTGGCGCCATTGCCACCAAACATGGAGCTATGCCGATTGCGATGATGGCGATTGTGTATTTTTCCCCATCCGCGATGTTAGCTATGGCGGATCAAGCAACGGCCCCAATACTTTGCACCAAATAAGCGGCAGCATACAGCTTGCCCGAGGTGGCAACGCCACAAGCATTTGCCCGCACATTTACCTCAGTTATTTGCTCAGGGCAGTGTTCGAAGAAAATGGCTATCGCGTTACCGGCGACATTTTCAACGATGAAATGTTTAAAAAAATATGCCTTGCCAGCTTTAGGGGAGTTAATTGGTGCGAGCTCGATCAGTACTACTCATCCGACGTTCTTTACTACATACCGGCACCATACAGCAGCATCACCTATAAGCTTAACGAGCATGTACCGCAAAATGTGGGTATTGGTGAGTTTTTGGTAGAGCTCATCAAATTTTTGCCCCTCGGGCTCGAAATTGATGACAACAGCCGTACCTGCAACATCATTACCCTTGGCCAGCCTACCGCTGCCAATCGCTTAAAGGATATGACGGCCTTTGTAAGCCCGACAGTACAAACCGCTCCGGCCGATACAGAAAAGAATCGCAAGATTTACGGCTTGCGCAGGAGTTGGAACACCGATGGCATGAGCGGAGGAGTAGCCGACCTCAGCAATATAAATTATATAGATGGCCGCGAACAGGCATGGCTTCCATTGCCTGCACCGGTATTAAGCGGCGAAGCATTCAGAACCATAAATGATGCCGGCTACTGGGCAAAAGAAAAAATTGGCGGTGCTTATACGCCAGTAAGGCTAGGCGATGCCACCGGACCTTATGAACCGGCCAACGCCACCAATTTTATTGAAAGCAATATGGCCCCCCTCAGCACCCGGAATACACCTTCATCTGTTTTGGGCACTGCATACGATTACGTACATCCCATTTGCGAAATTGAGGGTAACTGGGTAGGAAAGCCTACCATTGCCCACTTTGGCCTGCACATTGCCTTTTACCAGGGAAAAAACTACCCGCTTAATAACAGCGGCAGCCTGTTGGCGCCTTATGCCAGCAATACCAACAACATTTGGGTGGTGGGCAGCACAGAGGAGGAACCGGAGATTGAAGGTACCTGGAGCATGGCCTACAAACTAAGCACTTATGGCATGTACGATGTGTGGTGGAAAGAATGGCTGAAAATATTGGCGGAAAACGATACCCTGAAAACAAAGCTCAACCTTAACCTCGTTGATTACCTCAAACTGAAATGGGGCGATGAGATCCTGATTGAAAATACCAGCTTTTTCATTAAGAAGATTACGGATACCCTGCCTTACCGCGACGAAATAGATATTGAAGCCGTGCGCTGGATAAGGGGAAATGATTAATATTGCAGCGAACAGTCCGCTCTATTACATCATTGCCGGGGGAAGTGGTATCCGCAAGGACCACACCAATCGCTTTATGCGGCGGGCTGTTCAGCCCCCGGCATATTATTTTTTGCAGCCATGAACAGCCCGCAAAATGAAGTTGCTACCGAAAAGGAGCAACTCAATGAACTACTCAATGTATTACTGGAAGGGTTCTGCCCTGCCGAAAATGCCGGCGAAAGCGATCGGGAGCTTACCTCTCCTGAATTGCAGATTAACCTGCTTGCCCATAGTGGCATTGAATTTACACTGCAGCAGATTAATGACAGCATGAAGCAGAGAGCCTACAAACTTAAAGCCAGCACCGCCATGGAACTAGAGTGGATGCTTAAGCGCCTGTAGCTCTGTCCTTTCGGCTGTCCGGACAGTGTGCCACCTTGCTGGTATGAAACAGGAAATAACGCAATGGAAAGCAGCAGGTATGCCCTACCGATTAGGGGTATCGCTGTATGTGCGTTACGGCCGTAATGACCTGGTAAAGAAGATGCTGAGCAGCGAGGGAGAAACGCCGTTTAAAAGGCAAAAGCTGATTGCTGAACTTAGCAAACTCGATCTGCCGGAAGAAAAGGTTCAGGAGGTACAGGCAGCTGAGGTACTGCAGGTGCAGGAGCAAACCACGGCCAGCTTTTTTAAGCGTTGGCCCAAAGAAGCCTGCACCGATGAAACAGAATACACCCTTTGGCTGCAGGCAAGCCGGTTACTTAAAGAAATTGCCGACCTGCATAGCCAGCTTACATTATTGCCAAACGATGAGCAGCGCAGTCTTACCGCTTTTTCCTTGCTTAAAAAAGATGATGAACTCGATACAGTGTACGAGCGCCGGGATTACTACAAAAAGCACGGAAGCTTGCCCGAAAGCCAGGAGATTGAACTGGTAACAGAACCATTGGCCATGGCAAAGCGAATTACTGCCCTGCAGCGTTACATCCGCCGCGAAAAACAGAACCTGCTCACCAAACCGGAAGACACAGCCGCCGCCGATCGGCTTAAGCGATTTACAGAAGAACTAAACCATTACACCAATGCTTGACATTTTCGCCACCCCACAAACTGATCAGGACAGCACCAAGGAGCATCAGGCAAAGCTGCAAGGCGGGCAAAGCTTCACCATTGGCCCGGCACTTAAGGGTGTGCTCGATAAAATTGGCGCCGATGATCAGGCTTTCTTCTGGATGACAGATGGCGCCTGGAGCATGATTGATATGCTGGTTGGGCTGCTGCAAAAGTTTGGCCCCTGTGAGGTTACCCTCAGCAGCTATGCCTTCAGCGAAAAGCCGGCCCGCATTATTGCCGACCTGAAGCATACCGGTGTAATTACCAAACTGGAATGCATTATTGATAGCCGGGTAGATGTAAGGGCAGCAAGTGCCTTAACCCTCATTCAAAACTGCGCCGACAGGTGTGTGCTGTGCGATACGCATGCCAAAATAACCATGCTGCATACTGCCGATGATAAATACATTACCGTGGTGGGCAGCGCTAACTATACCTCAAACAAGCGTTACGAAGCAGGCATCATTACCTGCTCCGAAGACGTATATAATTTTTACTATGGATGGATCAACCTTGCAATGGACCGAAGAGATGCTGATCAGCATTGAGCGGATGGCCGGTGCCGCCTTTTCTTTTGAGGAAATGGCCGATGTGCTGGAAATAGAACAGGCTGCTTTTTCCCTTGCTACGCGTGAGGAAGGCCACCCGGTACAAAAGCGGATCCGGAAAGGCATGCTTACCCGGCAGCTCGAACTAAGGGAACGCATTTTTAAGGATGCCAAAAACGGCAGCAGCCCAGCCCAAACCCTTGCCGTAAAACTGTTGGATAACATGAAAATAGACTACAGCGGACTATTATGAAACTAGAAAAACACAAAGGCCCCAATAAGCTTACCAGCCTCGAGGCAGTACAGCGCTATATCCATCACCAGGATATTGCCCTCAACAGCGAGCAGGAACAATTACTGCAAAGGCTGCAGTTTACCGATGAAAAGATCCGCAGCCGAAAGTTTGGCCGCGATGAAATCATTACAGCCCTGCGCACTCGCTTTGGCATCAGCCGTTGGCGTGCCGAAGTAGACATTACCGAAGCGCACAGCATTTTTGGCCAAACCCGGCGCATCAATAAAAACTACCTGATGGCGCAGCACCTTGAAGATGTTGCCAGGCACATTAAGCTTGCAGAAACTGCCAAACGGCTTGACTTATTACCCAAGCTGAATGATAACTACACCTATGCCCTCAACAGCCTGCCCACCGATAACGAGCTAAACAAACATGCACCTGCCAAGATCATTTTTGTTATTAAAGGCTTCGATGAAAAGCGCAAGGATATTGATGAGCTTTTGCTCGAGGTAGATGAATTATTGAAAAAAACCGTGCAACATGGAGATTACATTGAATTCACCGAAGCCTGAGCGCACGGTCCAGTTAGAGCTTAACCAACCACAAGCCGAGGTAAACCTCGTAAGGGCAAACAGCCGATGGCTGCTTTGGGGCCGTGGTACCGGTAAAACCGTTGGTGGCATTGCGCCCTTTATGGTAGAGGTAATGGATGCCATGCCCGGCCACCTTGGCGGCATTTTTGGCAAAAGCTTCGAGCATATCGAAACCAACATCATTCCAAAAATACTGCTCGGACTTACTGAGCTTGGCTACACACAGGATGTTGACTATGTGGTAGGCCGCAAACCACCCGAAGAATTCGACAAATGCCTGTACCCGATAAAGAAATACGACAAAACAATCGTGTGGAAGAATGGCACTACGTTTCAGGAAGTGGGCATGCATCAAAAGGGTACCGCCAATGCGTTCGATTTTCAGAGCGGTATCTTTGATGAAGTAAAATACCAGGATCCTCAGCAGCTTGAGGATGAAGTGTACCCTACTTTTCGCGGCTTTGCCAACCTGTGGGGCCACCTGCCCCAATACCTTGCCAAAATATATTGCACCGATAAAATGGGCGATTTCCTTCAGGTAAAATGGATATTGGATAAGCGCAAAGACATGGACAGCAAAAAGGTAGCCACCATTTTCACCATTGAAAAGAAGCTCATCGAGCTAAACAGCGTGCTTGATGATGCCAACAGCTTCCAGCGTAACCTCATTACCAAGCGGATAACAGCCCTGCATCACCGGGCAAACCAATTGCGTAAGGGCCTAGTGCATGTAAGCGAAGCCAGTGCCCTCGATAACATTGAGAACCTGGGCATTGAGTGGTTAGCGGATAAAAAGAAGAGGATGAAGAAGTATGTGTTCAATGTGGCCATTCTCAATAAAGACCCAGAGCAAAGCCAGCACGGCTTTTACCATGGCCTTTCAGATGCCTGTTTTTATCAACCGCTCTACAACAATGCTGATCTTGATCCTGATTTACCCTTAATTATTGCAATGGATTACCAGCACAGTGTTGCGCCATTGGATGTTACACAGGTTAATAATAGGATCAATAATCGGCAGCAACTTAATTTTCTAAATGAATTTTATACATTGTACCCTCACGGTATAGTAGAGGCAGTAAATCTCTTTTGCGCATACTATCAGCACATACATTGTAAGCGGGTGCATTACATCTTCGACCAGACTGCTATAGGTAAACGTCCTGGTGCAGAGCCATTGTACAAGATCGTTATCAATACACTAAAGGCTAACAAGTGGAACGTTACCGAGAACTACATGGGCGATACACCTGATCACTTCGATAAGTATAACCACATCAACGATGCACTTATAGGCGATAAGGCCATGCCGGTACAGTTCAATGCTGATAAGATCATCAAAACCAAGATCAGTATGCAAGGCGCATCCACTAAGATGACAGGTGGTAAGACCCATAAAGACAAAGAGTATGAGAACGCTGGCAAGTATCCTAACATTGACCAGAGCGAAACCACACACTTCAGTGACGTGGTAGATCAGATCATATGGGCAGTACAGGAAATGAAACTCATCAACTTCAAAAGCTTCACATCCGGAATACCTTTAAGGTAGGGCGTTACCCGTTGGGTCGGGCTTTACGTTCCAAGTCCTCGCCACCACCTTACAGGATGGTGGCTGTGGGCTTTCCACTGCAATCCCTAACGCAGTGTAAGGGGTGGGTTGTGCGGTAAGGGTGCCCGTAAGGGGGGGCACCATTACCTCGTAAGGGGCGCGGAGCGCTATGGCGCACCGTGGCGCGTATTGTATAGCGCACCGTGGCGCGTCATATATCGGTAAACCTCTCCCCTGCGGACAGCAGCCCGACAGGCGAACGCTCGGCACCGAACCGCCACCCCAGCAATTTTTTTTCAAAAAATCGCTGGAACCGTGGCTAATCGGGCTTTTTACGGGTAAAAATATCTAAAAAAACAAAAGAAAAAGCTTGCATAAATGCCTGAAATTCATTAACTTAGAGTATTATTTAATCAAAAACAGGGGGCCGCAGCCCTGCCAAAAGGAGCGATGTATTATGAACAAAGTTTTAGAAGCAACTCAGGCGAAAACCGCCAACCAAGAAAAGGTAACAGGTTTAACCGTTACCGCCAAAAATCCGGAAGTGATGCCGGCAGTAAAAACCCCCGCCCCATTTACCGACCCGGACGCAAACAAAGTGGAGCCGCCCACCTTGCCGCCCATTTCAGAAAGGATTGAAAAGTTAGACCGGCTTAACGTGCTAATTGCCCAGCGTGATGAAGTAACGGAGGCACTCGACAACCTGCAAAAATTTGAGCAGTCCCCCAACGGAGGGCAGCAGGTAATTTTTCGCAGCGCAAACGGAGGAAGCACCAGCACACACAACCCCATTGCAATTTCCGCAATGGTGGCCGAAGGTGTGAAAATGCTAAAAGCCAAACTGGCGGACATTGAAAGCCTAATTATTTTTTAACCCCCTCACCAGGTGCGCAGCTTTGCGCACCTGATTTTTTTACCTAATCAATTTTTTCAAGATGGCACATAATTTGAACATCAACCAAATGACAGGCAAAGCCTCATTTTTTAGCGTAAAAGAAAAAGCCTGGCACGGACTCGGGCAAATAGTTGACCAATACCCCACAAGTGCGGAAGCGATAGAAGCCGCCCAGCTTAACTGGGAGGTAGCCCGCCGCCCAATTTTTACCCCTACATTTGAAAACGGCAAAACGGAAGCACAGCCCGACACGGAAATAAAAACCCACTTTGCCACCGTTCGCACAGATACGGAGCAGGTACTCGGGATAGTGGGCAGCCGTTACGAAGTCGTGCAAAACCGCACCGCCTTTTGTTTTTTTGATGCGATAGTGGGAGGCGATGAGGGTATAATGTACGAGACCGCCGGCGCACTGGGTAACGGTGAGCGCATTTTTATAACCGCCAAATTGCCCGG